TGGGCTGTTGTATTCAATTATAGCACACCAACTAGAGGGTTGTCTAGTAGGGTGCGTAGTTTTTCTATTTGTTTTCCTGATAGTTCGCCAACATCTTTTGCTCCTGTTGGGAGGTTGATTGTTGTTACTTTACTACCAAGTTTTTTGTGCATTTTAGTGTTCATCTCTACCCCGGCATTATCAGCATCAGGAATAAAATAGATCGTACCAAAATACTTGTCTAGTATAGCACACTGGTGCTTAGAAAGTCCAGCACCCAACGTAGCAACTGCTGGAATTCCATACTGGTCTAGACGGATAGCATCAAAGGATGACTCAACAACAAACACAAAAGGACTAGCCTTTACCCTGTGAATGTTGAACAAGGTTTTAGACTTTTTAAGTCCTGTGCTGTTCTTGAAACGCTTACCCTCGATTGATCTGCCAACAAAACCTAAAGCAATACCATCAGGATTATGCACTGGCACAATGATCATGTCTTGGTTTGTAGAGTAACCTATCTTGAACTTAGTTACACTACTCTCTGTAAGGTTTCTATACACTAGGTAGTTGCTTGGTCTTTCATTCTGTACCGCCGCAATATGCAGACGGTCAATCAGATCAAGATCAAACTCTACCAAATCTTCGACCACCAATGTTTTACCAATGTCTTTAACCAAATCACTTTCAGTCTCCTTAGACTTAATCAATCTCATCGCTTCAAAGAATGTCCTACCAGACACCTTCATAACTAACTCTTCTAACGAGACAGTAGTACTACAGGAAAAACAATAAAACACACCAGAGTCCTTGGAAACTTCACCAGCAGGTGTTCTCCAATTATCATGGTACGGACAAAAAACAATCCAATTGTCTCCTGCCTCTTGTCGAATGTCTAATCCAATAGCACTAAGGACTGCCTCTGTCTGGTCCTCAGTGTAATGCATCTAATCTCCTTGAGTTATCATATCTTTATCATACATGTCTGCCCTCTCATAGATAGGCTTAAAGCCCATCACTGCCTTAATCTGCTGAGCCTTCTTAGGCCCGACATAGACACCATAGACTGACATTATGAAGTTGTATTCGTTCTTCTCTAGATTATACATCATTGTAAAATCATAGTCAATATCAATGCGAGGTACATAACCTGAATCACGCATTTGCATAGTTAGCAAACTCAAGTATTCTGTTTTTAGACGATCAGTATGTGCCTCGTCATAAATAGTTCCAGACAACTTGAACTTTTTAATTGACTTATGATGAAAGTTCATAACTCAATTATAGCACTTTATTCGTCTTCTTCTTCGTCTTCTTGAAGAGCAATTTTTTCATCAAGAACATCTTCAAAAGTACGATAAAACTTATCTTCAACCTCTAAAGATTTAAGAATAATATCATAAACATCTACAACTAATTTTTTACCATCATCAGTCAGTTCCGACAACTTAGCAATATGACTGTATGCTAAAGGAAAGCCAAGATCACCATACTGAACAATCTCGTCCCAAGCATCGTGATCACGAACAACCATCCAACACTCAGCAACAACTCGTGCCTTATCATCAAATTCCATACTCTTCACTTTTTTCTCCTAAAAATCTGGGTCATCTACATAAACAAATCGACCAGAATCAAAATCAACTTGAACATAAAATTCATTCATTGGGCCATGACGATTCTTCCTATATACCCCCGTCAAAACGTCACTATCAGAATCACGACCCAAAGCAATCAACCAATCAGCATCGTAAGCAATCTGCCTACTCCATGCAGTCTGTCCCAATGTAGGTGGTTGAGACAAATTAGTTACATCATCTGGGGTAGCAGACGAGATAGCAAGCACAGGCAAATCACTATTACGAGCCAATTGCTTTAACTCACGACTCAAATTCTTCATCTTTACCGTTTCGTTATCAGTTTTGGCATTAGGCATCATCAACTGTAGATAGTCAAGCACAACAAAGTCAGGCTTATACTGATCAATCTTAGACTTCACAACACTAGGATTAATCTCACCCTCATTCTCTGTACTCACAATATAGAACGGAGGCTTATCAGAGAACACTTTGGCGTGCCATTTCTTAAACATATCAATCTCTACCTCGCCCATACCTAACTTACGCAAAGACCAAATGCCTTCACCAGCCAAAGTAAATAGACGATTACGAACCTCAGCCTCGCTCATCTCAAGAGACAACACCAAAGGAACCTTGCCCTGCTGCCAAGCCTTGAAAGCAAAATACAATGCAAGCCAAGACTTACCAATGCCAGGATAAGCCAAGAAAACGCCTAGCATTCCTGGGGTAATACCACTAGGCAACATAGCGTCAAAGCCTGGTAGACCCGTCTTAACACCATAGGAACCGCGCTCATTCAACTGCTGCACCAACTCAAAATGAGCAATAGCAGAGTCAACATCAACCAAATCAATGTCCTTGATAGCAGACGTAGCCTTCTTCAACTCTGCTGTCTGACTAATCAAAGTATCAATAGCAGAATCAGGATGACCTTCTTGAACTTGTGTTGCAGCGTGACGCAAGATTTCCCTAACCTTTTCATCACGCCACTGTGTACGCAACTCATCAAAGTGATGCTTGGTAGTGCCAACAGCACTAGGAGGAATGAAATCTCTAAAGTTATCTACGACGACAGTTTCAGGGGGTAGTGAGCCATTTTTGTCTACATAGTTACTAATAAACTCCCAAACATCACCATGCGTTACCAAGTATTCACCAATGTTGTTCTGCATTAGAACATGAACTTGTTTATCTCTCAGTACCGCCGTCAAAACCTTTGTCTCTATACTCATTCCTCTAACCAACTTTCTGCCTTCTGCTTCTGAAATGCTCTACGACGCTGATCATCGCGCTCACCCATCATGTTCTTGAACACTTTTGCAGCACTGTAGCAAAAATTATTCCAAGACTTGTTCATACCATGCACTGCATAATAATCAATCATGTCCCGCAGAGTGTCATAACCATACGAAGCAATCAAATCTTCAGCAGCCCACTTAGCAGCATACTTGTTGATAGGCTGATCAGGGCTAACCTGCTTATCAAAATAAGACACAGCAGCAAAGCCCTGCTTCTTATTCGCCATTCAACTCAGCCTTAGCCTCGCTCACCTTAATGGTCAGCAACTCTTCCACATACTTGTAAGTGCGTTCCATTGCACCGTCAATATTCTCGTCACCAATGACGCGATCTTCAACACCTACATCAATCCTCAGGGACTCAAAGTTCCCAAGGTTTAGTGTGTACCCCAATGATACTTTTACTTTGCGCTCGTCTGACATATTCTATCCTTCCTGTCGAACGTACTATCATTGTACCAGCCCAGAACGGGACTGTCAAATGCTTTCGGACCAAATGGGAACAATTTCTCCCTGGTTGTTTTTAGTGTAATGCAGGATGCCGTCACCCATCTTGCGCTTCAACTCAGCCTTAGTTGGCGTTGTGTTGTTAGTAACTAAACCATCTTTTCTTGCTCGACCCCAATGCCGAGTAGAAAAGAAGTCCCGCAACTCAAAAATGTCTTCTTCAGAATAATAAGAATGAAAACCTCGTGCCCTCTTACCATCTTTGTTTGCGGGTAGTGGTGCCCTAATTACTTCATGGGCATACAGGTGTGACAGGTATTGAGGATTTCTATTTAACAATAATCCAGCCTGCCTTACACCATATGCTCGTTTCCTTTTCTTTACCCACTCATCAGCCAAGATACCCATAAACTTATCTTTTGTTATGTTGTAAAGAGTAATAGTACCTTCGCCTCTGCTTTTGTGATGAACACGAACAAGATCGCCATTGATAAACCACAAACTTTTATTAGCCCGAACAACTTTGGAGTCATTGTACTTGTCCATGCTTTGCATGTCTTGGGCATTTTTATATTTATCATTTCTCATCCAACGGTGTTCACCCATAAAACCTCCTAAAGCATTTTATCTGACACGCCAATAGCAATGTAGTTAAGGTATCCTTCAAACCTTCCAGTGCTAGTGATTTTAAAAGTTGCCCCAGAAGTTGTGGCATTAGTCAGCAAAACTTCGGCACTACCAGTCTGACTAAACATTGTTCCAACAACTATAGGGGTGATAGCAAAAACCTTGTTGGCACCGAATGAAACTGTACCATCAGATGACTTTGCGGTTTCGTGGCTTACTTTGTGGTATCCTGCATGAAAAGACAATTCAGGAGTAATAACACTTCTTGTTTCTGATGCCTGATTCAAAGGTGGAGAAATAACTGTTGACATTTTGCTTGTGTTGGCAAGAATGCCTGAAATTTTATTAATCTCTTGAGCATATGTTGACAAAAGATTTGCGTCAATTGGTGTTCCCCTAGATGGTTCTGCTACTGCCATGACTCTATTATATCACACTGCTTCGCCTACAAGAAAATGCCAGCAATCAGGTTTAGGAGTAGCAGTAAGAATATTTGTTGTTGGTGGATAGTTAGAGTTGTGAATCATAACAATAATTGTTGAAAAATTGGAAAGAGAGGAACTGACATAAGTCATGTTACTGTTGGGAATGTCTGCCACTTTGTAAATAAGGGACCAATCATAATCACCATCACCACTTTCATCAACTTCACTGATTCCCCAGATGGCATACTCAAAACCGGGATGAAAAACTTTAGGATAGTGCCAGTTAGAAATGTCAGAACTCCACACAGACTTAACTCTAGTTTTAGTTAGAGCAGAATCAAATTTATATTTGTCAGTTACAACTGATTTCCAACTTAAAGTAGTACCAGTTAATTTAACTACGTTTGTGCCATCAACTTTTGGATATTCGTTTGGATAATAAGGAGTGCTTTCAGTGGGCGAACCCCCTGATGAATCAGGAGTAAAACGATTATAAAAAGTTATAGGCAAAGAATGAGCAGCCGAATCAAAAAACCTAGAAACAACCTTTGTTGGATTAACCCGCTCAGCCACTTAAATAGTCCTCTCCATTTAAAGAGTTGTTGATACGAACACGATACTGCAACAAAGTCTCTAAGTCTTGACTTTTATGTAAAGAGTCTGGTATGGCAATTTCATCATTATTTACCGTGTCCGTGGCTGCTCTATTTTGCACCACACTATACGCAACAAGACCATAGTTAGGATTGTTATAGTTAGTAGACTCATATTTAAAAGAATCTAAAAACACACTTATTTCATTGTTGTTGACGCTATCAGTTCTAAGAACAGTGCTTATAGTAATACTAGCCACATTAGACCAACTAAAAGTACTGTCAGGATTGCTACTGGACGAATTGGCAGTGATCGTAAAATCTTTAACTTGAGCAAGAGCAACACCATAACGGTTATTTTTATATGTACTAGGAATGCAGCCACCGTCAGAATTATTAAAATATTTTGTATTTGACCTAAGTTTTGCCCTAGCCTGAACGCCATTACTGTCTTTAAAAGTAACCTCAACAATATATTCATAACTATGATCAAAACTATATGTTGTGTCGTCCAAAAAGTAAGCCAATCTGAACTCGTCATCTGGTCGAACATTACTAAAATCAAAAGAACTTGCATCATGTGTGACAGAACTAAGGTTCTTTAAATATAAACATGATTGTCCTGAACGTGGCCTACTTTGTGTTTTGCCACCCGCAAAATTTTGGTTACCTGATGCATAAAACCCAACACCACCATCTTGGGGGTTTACATTATTTTCCTTTAGTTCAACTGCACTTGTTGTGGCACCGTCATTTTGAAACCAAGACTCTAAAACATTAGCAAAGTTAAACAAAACCTGGCTAGGTTTACTAGAAGAAATAGCGTTACTCTGAGCAGAATAAATACCAATCTCTGTAAACCTATAATCACCAAGGCTGGGCAGAGTTCCTGTCAAAACAATGTCTGTAAGACTAGAATAAGTATTACCCGCCTCATCAGATTGAGTTAATAGTTTAACAAACTCTACACCTGATTCAGTAATAGGAACACGCAAAACTTCATAATCCAACTGATTTACATGAGAATATTTAATAATACCATCCGTATCATTAGAATCGACAGCAATCTTTGTGTACTCTGGAACAAACCCCTTATCTACAGGTGAGGGGTTTGTAGCAGGTTCAGGATAATAATAATAACTCCAACGATCACCAGAACTGCTGGGTGGTGCCCAGTCACCATAAGCACTCCGGTCAGCATCTTCAACAATGTTTGTGCTAAAAGCAGGTTTAGCCCCAATACCAATAGCCAGATAAGAAAAAGTAGATTCGTTTTGTCCAGCCATATATTTACCAAGAATAGTTTTGCCTCGTTCTGTTATCATGCTGCAAAAATACCAACCTTTCCTTTAGGAACAACATAAGCATAAGTATTATTAATATTTGAAATTTGCAAAGAACCATTAGTTGTTGCAAGACTGTTTGATGTAGTATATTGTGTAGACGAACTCTCAACCTCTAAAGTTGTTTCAACATAAGAAGCATTATTGGTAGAAGTAATACCAGCAAAAATTTCTTTGTTCTCACTCATTAAAACAGACGATGAGTATTCAGGAGCCTCTTCAACATAAAAATCATTAACGTCTAAAGAAAAATTTCTTTTATAAGACTTTAAAGTTCTAACATAATTAACAAGACCTTTAAACTTAAACTGTGTTGAATAAATATCAACATCAACAATAGGTGAGAAAGGAATTCTTTCTCCCTGAACTCTGTCGTGAGTAGAAAGTTTAATTAATTCACTACCGCTGATAGCACCCAAAACTAGTTGCTGCATAACTTCAGGAGGTAAAACTTCAGACTGCTGCTCCCAAGTAATAGGTTGCCGAACATCTGAGTCTTTGCCTGGATAGCCACTAATAACAATGCCCGAAGGGGGTCTTACAGTAATTGCCACAACTAAACCTCACTCAAATATATCTCCATAGAAACGCTACCATTTCCACGGCTGTATCTTATATTATACACTACAAACAGTTTTTCTGCATCACACACAACATCAACCATCTGACTAGTATCTTCGGGGTCAGCCCAATCACGACTGTCTCTAGAGTAATTAATTTTAACTCTATCTCCTAATTGAATCAAAGGATTGTGAAATATTTTTAAACCAACCATTTGCCTTGGCCTAGTAGTCTTATCAATAAGCCACTCCATCAAATCCTCTGCTGCATCATTGCTTTGAATAAAACTATTTTCAAAACTCCAATCAACCTTGCCATACTTAGACCTATTCTTTTTAATATCAGAAAACTTTGTTTCATACTCATTGATACCTGTAAAATTGTATTCGGGCTTAGCAACCTTATTCAATAAATCATCCATAGTATATTCTTTTGTAGTATCCTGTGTAAAGGTAACACCCTGAACACGAAGATAGTTACCGCTAGTTTCATCAAGAACAACGGGAGCATCCATAGTATTAAAAATTAAAAACTTTGCACCATACGGACCTGCTTGAAATCCTGAATGAACAAAAGCAGGACGACCATTAAGAGCAGGAGAAATTCTTGAAATAAAAGCGGGGTACGCTTCATACTTAATATCAAAATACGCAGCCTCTCTCATAATAGCACCAAACTCTTCATACCAAAGATTAAATCCTGGGTTACTATCCTTGCTAATACTTTTCAAATAACTCTCTTGAACAAAACCACTAATACCAAACTTGTAAAAATCACTATATGGTAAATAACGACTACCATCAGCACGATCCTCACCAATATTAAAAACATCTTTAATCTTTTGATTAGGCCCTTTGCCTCTAGAACTAGTAATTCTTTGTTCCAAAGCGTAAATGTGTTCAAACATAAGTGTAGAGTTTCCACGAACAAAAGGCGCAATAGTTCCATAATCTATTGCTGGGTTTGGAAGAGGATCATCTACAACAAAAGCCTCAGCGCCATTAACATAGACAGTGAACCTTCTTTTTCCTGGCGCAATATTATCTGCATATTCAACAGCAATATCATAGACAGTGGTTCCAGTTTCTTCTCCTGACTGACGCTGCATACCAACATAGTCTCCACTGTCAACCTGAACGTCTAACACCCCACCAGCAATTTTAGTGATAGTGGAACCACTCTTTTTCCAAAAAATAACGTTCTCTACTTGTTGAATAAATGCCTCAGTTTCAGGATCAGACTCGGCATCAGGATTGTCATACCCCAATGCCTTCAACTCTAGATAGTAACCATCTCCAACACTATTGACACCAAAAGCAATACCACCTGAAGAACTTTTCAAAACTTTACCAGTATATTCCCAACCAGGCTCATCAGTATTACTTGAACTAGGTAATTGAACAGCATCGCCATAGTCGCCTAAAATGCGGACCCTAGCACCAAAATGCTGCCACTTTCCTTGTTGGGGCAAACTCTTTTTAACAAAAGTAATTGCTGACGAAGGAAATGGATCATCAACGTTTCCTCTTTTAATTTTTGGTCCTTTAAAATAAAGAGCAGAAGCCTGAACCATATTTGATTCAGTTAACTTCCGAGCATTCATATTAGTTGCAGCAGAATCAATTTCTTCCCTAGCAAAATTTTGAATAAAGCCACGCCTAATAGACCTTTTGGGAACACTACTATTAAAGGTAGAATTGTTTGTCCAGTCAGGAATCATAGAGCAATCCTTCACCTCATTGTCATCGTCGTCCAAAACAGGTTCACCACTTGAGTCCACAACAGTTTGACATTCCATAAAAGCACTATAAAAGTTAGCATAATAACCAAAACAATTATTATTGCTAGTCCAATCAGAACTAACACCAGCAGTATGACTAGTAACATCAGTATTAAACTGACCTCTGCCATGCTCACTAATTCCTACAATGGTATCGCTTTGGTCATATTCTAAGTCTGTCCAAATTCTAATTCTACCAGTGGGATACATTTTACCGTTAAAAGGAGTGTTACCAAAATACCTTTGATAGTCGGCTGCGTCGGAAATCCACACTGTACTAGTTTCAGTTTGACTCTCCTCGTATCCAACAAAGTTTTCATAAGTAGTATTGTCAACTGGGTTTGTTATTGTTTTGTAAACTGGTTTCATTCCAACAACTTTATATTCCATAGCATCGTACTTAATAATTTCACCAGCAGAATATAAATAGCCATTGTATCGTGCAAGCCAAAAAATATTGTCTCCAACATACATAGTGTTGTTCTTAACAACACCATTGTCAACTTCTGGAACCGAATCATCTAAATCGTTTTCTAACGGCAAGGCAGTTAAACTATAACCAGCCTGTGCAACTTTTTCATTCTTTGATCTCACATTATCAGTAGCAGACACTTCCCACAGCATTGCAGGCTTGTATATCCAACGCTGATCAATGTTTAGTTGTTGCGAATTCTTTAACGTTGCTGAGTCTCGCTCTAAATGCCGGGTGGAGTAATTGATAGTTCCCTGATTGTAAGTTTTCTTTTCATCTGATGCAACCTCAATAATGTTAGGGAGCATGTCAGGAAAACTTTCTTCTTCTTGAATAATCTCTTGCAGGTTTGCAGCACGAGTTTTCATTGCAGACTTTCTAATATTCCACTCATCTTTTTGTGGCTCATTGCCAGTCATATAAGCAATTCTATTGGTAGTAGTAGACAAAGGCCGATCTTTTTTACTCATCAAAAACTCTTTATACATGACAACAAAATTATTATATTCATCAAAGAACATTGCAGACTGTGTGGCAACAGCCAACTCTTCTAAAACTTCTGCAACATTCTTTTCAGGATTAACAAAAAAGTAAGGAATGGTTGGTTCTTTTTCCATATTCTGTTTGGTATCCATTCCAATATATTTAAAGGTATAGTTTGTGTGACCAATAAGATCAAGGATAGTTCCTACAGCATAACTTAAAGAAACATCAAACAAAGATAGACTAGGGGCATCTATATTTTCTAACTTATAAAACAGGTCACGCAAATCGTAAGAAACAGAATACTGATTAACTTCGGGTTCTTTAAATTCATTAAAAAGTTTTTTAACAGGAATATAATAGTTGTAGTAGCCAACAGTAATAGAATCATAGATATAGAAGGAAGTGTTTCTGTCTAACATGTTATGAATAATACTGTCTCTATTGTTTGAATTAAAAGACATGTCGTAGTCTAAGATTTCTACTGATCCCGTACCGGCCTGAAAACCACCAATAGGTAGAGCAATAGAATCAACAATCCCCACAGCCTTTTCCACTTAACGTGGAGACAACTCAATAAGATCAAAAGTTCTATTCTTAAAAACCATTCTGTCAACAACAATACGCAACCCCTTCATTAAATCATAATCACGAAATGCATTCTTATTGTTATCAACATACAAAGAATCACAAAAGTCAGACATAATAACTTCGCCAACATTAGCAGAACCTACATGCCAATCATATTCAAAATCAACTTCTTTAAAAGACCATAGAAGATCAGGACTGGAAGGAGTAGCATTTGAACTATCTCCAAGCCAAGCATAGCAAGTCCCCTTGCCATTATTATTACCATCTAAAACAATATAGTAATCTCCATCAACACCATACTCAGGAACCAAAGAAAGATTTTCAAAATAACCCAAGAATCTTTTATCATCAGGCAAATCAGTCCAATCCTGTTCGTCGTGACTTAAAATGCAACCGTAGTTTAACTCAACATAACCATCCCAAGAAACTTGATAGAAGTCATCAGAAGTAGACTCATCAGTAAAAGACTTGACAGTGACCCAGTTATTATTTACATCTAACTTTTCCACTCTCCACTTAGCAGGCAAAGAAGAATGAACTCTACTAAAAGGCTCAACATCAGCCTCCCCCATATTGCTTTGCATCTTAACAACAATGTTGTTAGTTGGATAACTTTCATCATACACAACAAAAGGCGCTGCGTCGTGAATGTAATATTCATTATTTGTTCCAACTTTAGATATGCCCATCTCATCAGTAGCCAAAGCAGATTCACTTTCATCAAAACCGTCATGGCTATCAACATGCCTATAGGAAGTCCAATACTTAAAATCGTTTTCAGAATGTCCCATATAATACCTTGGAGCGTACACAGAATTTAGTCCAGCAAACTTTTGTGTACCGGCCTTATCTCCTGGCTCACCAAAATAGACAGGATAGTTTACACCACTCCTAGGGCGATGCTGAGAAAAACATTGCTCTAAACTATAATTAAACTTAAACCTTAAATCTTCTTCCTGAAACAAAGTAGGCAACGGATCACCGTTCTCATCCTCTGTCTGAAGTCCAGCAACCTCTATATTAGCATCAGTAGCATTAGTCCAAGAATTACTGGCATCATTTTCATCCCAAGTATCTTCAATAACTTCATGAGGCCAAGAAGATGAAGTGCTTTTCCTTTCATCCTTAAACCAACGATTACGATAGTTACCTACCTGAACAATATGCTCAGCATCATTAATGTTCCATTCAGTAATAACAACAGTACGAGATTTGATAGTGTGGTTATTCCGTACCGCCGATTCTAACTCTCCACCAACAACAACGCCATTAGAGTCTTTTCTTATACTAGAAAACATTATACTTCCTCAAGACTTAAATTAATGTTCCAAAAATCATAGTTGCCACGCTTCTCAATACTATAGTCAAAACTACTAAAATACATTTCTATACGATGACTGTATTTTTTGTAGTGACACTTATCCCAAGGGAATTCAAGCCCATTACTAGCATTAGAAGTATTAAAGTGATCCCAATTGTCATAAGCCAAATACACCCAAAAAGGTCCAGGATGCTCCTTGTACCACTTCAACAAATCATTACCACCAGCACCACCATCAGTAGTGTAAGCAACTTTACGAGCCTGAAGTTTTTTAATCTCATCCTTTACAGTGCCATCAGAATTACGGAAACAAGGGCCACACGCACAACTAACATCTAATGGAACAGTAGCAATAGTGCCTTGCATTTTCCCATTACTAGTGACACCACCAAGATTGTTGCTATAAGAATAGAAAGGAGCATCAAAAGCACGAGAAGGCAACATGTCCCAACCAACACTGATTCTCAACTTGTCATCAATAAAAACAGAACGCATACGACCATTAATCATGCGCTCCCTAGATTCAATACGTTCAAAATCTAGATTAATTGGATTACGGTTATCATCAGAACAAACTAAAAAGTTAGGACCAGCAGGGACATTGTATCCTGGGAAATAACCCTCACCCGCATTTTGATCAGTAATAACTGCTCCAAAACCAAATTCTTGAGAATCTGATTGATCCCCTGGACCGTTAGGTAACATATAAAAACAATCATCAATAGTGCCGGGGTAGTTAGAAAACAACAAAGCCTGAGGACGTTGATACTTTCTTCTATTATTCATATATGCTCTATCAGCCATTAGTTCCTCCTCATAGACATTTTATCAAAGTCTCTTATCTTTGTCAAAGTCATACGAGCAATATCATCGGCAGAAGCATCCGATCCAGCATTAACTGTAACCGAATAGTTATATTCGTTGTGACCAATATCACTCTTTTTAGCACTAGAGATACTGCCAGTCTTACCAGACATAGCAAAGCCAGGAGAATTAATACTCTTCAACAAAGAACTATACTGTTGAGCAGCAGCCTTATTAACAACAAATTCGCCAGGAGTAAGCATAGCAGGAACAGTATCCCCCGTGCCACTACCAGGCACCCAACCACCAGCAGAAAACTTAGCAGCAGGCTTCTTAAACCTCTTCAACTCTTTTTGCCTAAGCAATTTAATAGCCCTGTCCTTCTGACCATCTGTTAACTTATCCCACTTTCTACCGCCTTTTCTGGCCCAGCCCCAACCTTTAAGTTTTTCTTTCTGCTTGCCATTAAGTTTGTCCCAATGCTTCTTCCACTTCTCTTTTCTACTTAATTGCGGATTCGACCCTGTTTCATCACCAGCAGGATCATCACCAGCAGGATCATCACTATTAACAGTACCCAAAGCCTCGTCATATGCTTCTTTGGCTGTTGTTGTCGCACTCGTAATTTGTTTTACTACATCTTCACTAACACCTTTAAGGTGTGTCAACATATTAGTGGCCAGTTGTTCTTGCGCGGCAAAAAGTTCACCTATCTTATCCAGAGCCTCTTGCTGCACTTGAGGATAATAATTTGTATTATCTATAAACAATGCTCTTGCTTTTTCCATTTCGGCTGTTGCATCTGCCACAGACTGTGCAACCTTAGCATCCCATAAACCTAACTGAGCCTGCTGATCACGAAGAGCCTTAGTAGCATCTTTAATCTTCTCTTCCAAACCAGCAACAGCAGCCTCACGAGCGCGCTCCAAACCAAGTTGCCTAGATTCTCTAGCAAAAGCAGCAGATTGCCTCTGAGCCTCATTACGAGCCGAAGCAGCAGCCGCAACATCTCCTTGTGATAAAGCAGCAGCAACCGATAAACGAGACTGCGACACAGCCTCTAATTGCTCTTGCTGTGCATTAACTTCCTGCAAAACTTCAGCCTGCTCATCATACTTCTCATTAATATCAGCAAGTTGATTTTGTTGTATGGTCAATTGTGCCTGATCCATTTGCATCTGTGCATTAACTTGATTACGAGTAAGGTTATCGGGATTCATAACGTTGGGATCAAAGTTAGCAACACCAGCCATATATCCCGATTGAGTTTGTCCATTCAGATTAGAAAAAGCCAATGTAGCAATATTTTTTTCCTGATTAGTCAAAGCATTAATAACGTTGTCCATTTGAGAAACAACTTGACCAAGAGCATCAACATAAGACAACTGCTGCAACTGAAGCATATTGTCAATAACTTTTTGTGCCTTTGCTACCGCTGCAAGGTCAGCAGCAGATTGAGTAACCTCATCTAACTTATCAGCACTCTCATTTGCTGACTTACCAAGTTTCTTTAATTTTTTGTCACTAAGAACTAACTCTTCATTGAAAGCCCGCCTCAATACCTTCTTTTCTTTTTTACTAAAATTTCCCTCGTCCAACTGTTGATTAAATTTTTTCTTACTTACATCAAAGTCAAGATTTAGATATTTTTTTTGTTTTCTCTTTTTAAGAACTGGTATCTCTTTTACTGATCCCGGCTCGCCTCCTGAGTTAGTACTAGGCCACAAATCTGGATTCTCAAGGAATGATTTTCCAGTACCTTCTCTTGTAACAAGTCTACCATCTTTAAAAGTCGCCGGAAGTTTAGAATTCTTTAAATTCTTTAGTCCAGACTTTTTTATAGTCTGCCTTAATCGCTTCTTTGCTTTCTTTTTGTTTTTATCATATTCTTTTTGTTGAATTTTTCTTATCTTTTTTGCTTCAGGACTGTCAAGGTCTTGTGTGGTTTGCCATTCTTCCTGAGTCAATATTTCTTCAGGCGATTTATCCTGATTCTGGGCCAAATATTCAGAATATCCAGCAGCACTCTTGGCACTTCCCTGCTTATCAACAGTAGCCTGAATAGCATTTCTACCAGCATCAATAGCCTTCTGCTCTTGTTGATTAAAAAAGTCAGTCATCCAAGTTGCGCGATCCAACTTCTTTTGCAACCTAAGTTCTTTTTCAGCAGACTTTTCTTTAAGTTTAATTAACTCCAACTGCTTCTTTTTATTTTTACCAAGCGAAGCAAGTTCTTCATTGCTCAAATTAGCAATAATATCATAACGACTGTAATGATGCTTCTTAAACAAACTTAACTGCTTGTTCAACATTGACTTTTGAACTTTAGCCTGATACTCAGCAGTCAAACGAAAATTCTGCATCATCTTATTGAAAATACTTTTAAGTTCAGACTTACTAGCCTTTTTCAAAACCTTAGTATCAATGTTATCAGCAGCAGTAGACTTCTGCAAAAAACTAGTCTTCTTGCCAAAAACTTTTTGATTCTTGCCATTAAACTTAAAATTCTCTTTAATCTTATTAACAAGACTCTTTGTGCCCTTAGCAAACTGCTTACCAGTATTTCCCATTATAGCAGTCAACTTCTTAATAGAATCATCCAACTGCTTTAACTGATTTTTTACTTCATTACCATCATCATCACCATCCTTATTCTCATCTTCTTTTTCTTTCTCTGCTGCTCTTTTCTTTTTTTGTGCTGACTTTAATCTCCTACGAACACCTTGTCCTATGAGTTCTCCACCACCACCAACCGCTTCACCGTCCGCGCCTGGTTTTTTCATCCAACGCGCTACCCACTCCTCAGGATCAAAACCTTTTTTGGCTTTGCCACCCCTCTTCATACCAACAGCACCACCACTAGCATACTTACCAACATTAACCTTATCCAACATATCAGTACCATACTTATTAACAGAAGAAGCACGAATCACATACTCGCCATTAGACAACATGGCAGGAATACTATCAGAAGTACCAGTACCAGGGCCTCTCACTGCACCGCCGGAATTAAAGACAAGACCACCATCAGCCTTTCCAACCTTCACCGCAACAGTAGCAGACCGACTATTAATATCAGCAACCAGTTGATCAACCGCAGCATAAGCCTGACTAGTATTAGCAGTAATATTAATATCAATATCACTGTTATCTTTAACAGCAACCAACTTGTTCTTAAGTTTATTAGCATTATCAGCAGCAGTTCCCAAAGCCTTAACACCAGAAACCTTAATGCTCAACTTAATCTTTTTAGGCATCTCTTTTTTAACAGCCTTAACTCTCTCAACCATTGTTTCTAACTGAGAAGCAATCCTACCAGGCTTATCCCCAGCCATATCAACTCTAACTTTAATCTTAGTGGCCTTACCTTGAGCCTTCTCAACAGCATCAGTGATAGCATTTAACTTATTAGTAATCTCTTCACTATCACCCTCCATAACAATGTTGTACTTAAGTTCAACCTGCTGATCTTCTTGCGGCAATTCACCAACATCAGCACTCTGGTCAGTTGTAGGTGTAGTTGTAGGAGTAGGAGTAGTTGTAGTAGTAGGAGTAGTTGTAGGAGTAGGAGTAGTTGTAGGAGTAGTTGTAGAAGCAGGAACACCAGACTGGTCAGGAAGAGCAAGAAGAGGTGGAACACCAGAAACACCAGACTGATCTGTACCCAGGCCAGGTAGTAGTGGGATTATGGAAGGGGTAGGGGGAGTAGACTGATTTTTACCAGTACTTTGGTCTTGGTCATCATCTTTGTTTCCACCTTGACCACCTTGACCACCTTGACCACCTTGATCATCTTGATCATCTTGATCATCTTGATCATCTTTATCTTTGTCCTTGCCACCACCAGTGCCTTTTTTGTCATTCTTATCTTTACCATCGACAATACCATCTATTAAGTCTTTGGCTTTCTTTAGATTTGGAATCTCATCTTTACCAAGAAGTTCATTAAGAATAGCGCCCTGCTGCTTCTTACTTAGTTCTGAAATTTCTGGAAGAATATTAGTGAGCCTCTGCCAATCTTGATTGCTGTCTGCCTTTCCTATTAGTTGACCAACCAAACCAGTGCTATCTTTGGCTTTTAGACCTTGAGTGGCAGCAAGAACTTCTTGAATCGTGCCACCAGAAGTAACCGAAATTGCATCAGCAAGTAACGCTCCTGCACCTCGACCTCCTGAAAGACTATCAAGCAAACCACTACTTACACTACCGGCTTGAAGTCCAGAGTTAATTGCCATATAGTAAGCGCCCTTTAGTTCGTTTAATCTTGAAATTCGCGCTTCTTCTATAGTTTGACCTTCGGCAGGGGTTATTAGCCCCTGCTCCATCTCTCTATTAGCAACTATTTCTGCTTGAGCATCATTAATTCCTGAATCCTGAAGAAAATCAATTCTCATTTGAGGCGAAATTGCGTCCATCCTGGCTTCACCAGTCGTCCTCAAACTTTCAATAAACTGATCTTGAGCAGTGCTATCACCATCATTCATTAAACTTCTAAACGAGTCCATCGCTCCTTTAGCAGTCTTTTCAGTCATTGCGTCAAAATCCTTTAGATTCTGCTTGCCCTTATTAATCTGATTGTTAGACTTTTCTATCTGATTCGCCAACTTGTTGTATTCATCAGTGCCCTTTAAGCCCTTCGCTTCCATGTCAGCAAGTTCTTTTTCTTTCTTCTTGCGATCATCAACAGCCATAGCAATTCGTTCTTCAGCAGCAATACGATTAGTATATGAAGAACTAAGAGCACCACTCCAAGTTAAAGCAGCAGCAGAACGAGCCTTAGTAGCCTCAGCAGTCTTATCAGCAGCATCAAACCAAGTATCCCAAAAAGCAAACTGCTCACCTACACCTGCTTGACCAGAATTAAGTCGCTCTTGTCTGTCACGATCAGCCGCACCTAAATTATCCCAGTAACTCATGCTCTGATTCTGAGCACCCATTTCCATCTTAAAAGCAGTAAGAAAGTTACTCTTAGCCAAATCAAGAGCAACACCAGCAGCATCAGTAGAAACCCCACCGCCCTTCATATCCTTTTCCAACTGAGAAACTAGAGGAATTGCATTATCACCCAACTGAGAGCCAAGGAAAGCCTTGGCCTCCTTCATATTCATAACGCCCTCAAGCATTGCAGTCTGAACAGTATTCAACATAGACTGTCTAGCACTTTCCGTGCCCATCATCTGTGACTGAGTTTCATAAGCCTTAGACATTTCCTGACCAATTTCAGAATCAGCAATCTGATCAACCTTTGCTTTAGTCTCTGCATCAGTACCCAAAGTCTTCGCTTCTCTTTCAGCAATAGCCTTTGAAGAAAGACTTTGCTTACCTGTTGCCTCACCCAAAGCATTAATAGTATCTGAAGTAGCAATAGCATGTTTGCCCATCTGCTCACCTGATTCAGCAGCAGCATTCTGCATTTTTCTAAATGCTAAAGTAACACCAGTGCCAGCAGCAATAATGCCAGCAACAGCAGCACCAATAGGACCAGCCTTGCCTGCAACCCTACCAATGCTACCCAGCGCACCCAAAGCGCCCTGAGCCACCATTGCTTTCTTGCCAACACCCATCACACCAGACCTTTTACCAATTGTGCTAGAACCTTGAGAAAGACTCATCCGACCGGGAGCATAGGTTCCTGACTTAAACGCTCGCTTAGCAAGGCCCTCAGTCATCTTAGTCCCAAGACCACCAATACCCTTGCCTGCGCCCTTAAAGCCTTTACCCATGCCAGAGTAAAAACCACCAGGCAACATAGCCGCAGTCATAGCAGCCATAGGAAGCATATTAGCCCACATAGGAATTTCAGCACCAGCCATACTAGCACCCATAGTTCCCATCATTCCGCCCATACCAATAAACTGCATACGGTTACCCCAACGAGCCTGTGCTTGCTGTCCTGCTTCTATTCTTGCGTTCTTAGCCTCCATACCTGCTGCTTTCTTAGCAGCCTTCTGTTGCTTCTCTTGCTCTGCCTTGTTAGCCTGATCAACAAGTAAATTTCTAGTTCCAGTTCCAACCATGCCAGGTAGTGCCCGTAAACCATCACTGGCTCTTGTGGCACCATTAATGACTGCATTGGAAGCAGTACCAAGAGGACCACTCAAAGCACCAAGACCTGAACGAAGCAAACCCCCAGCACCAGGCGCAAATGACCCTCCACTAAATCCATCTTTACCTGAACCGAAAATTGGCATTCCTAAACCATTAGGACCAGCAGGAGTGGGAGTACGAGCAGGAGTTTTAGCGTTAGTACGATTAACTGTTTCTTGTTGTCTTGTGGCTTTGTTAGTGGCATCAACTCTTTTGTCCATTGCCGCGTTTGCTTTCTTATTTGTGTCATCAAGTTTAGTTTGAGAAGTAGCCAAATTTGCTGTTGCTTCTTCATTAGCATTCATCGCAGTCACTTGTGCTTCTGTAGCGTCAGTAAGTTTTTGCTGCTCTTCAAGAAGCACAGGGTCATCAAATGGAGTATCAGCCATTTCTAATGCGCCGACTCTTGTTCGTGCCTCTTCTGCGTCCAAACCTGCTTGACGCAAATCCTGTTCAGTTCTTAACTGCTGCTTCTTCTTTTCCTCAAAGTCTTCTCTAGCCGCAGTTTGCTCAGTAGTAGCCTTGTTGGATTCATCAATAGCATCTATTTCTTCAGCCCTTAAGCGATCAAGTGTTTCTTGACTAGTTTCTTTACCCGCAGAATCAATCAGTGATTTTTCTTTTTCTTGCGCTGCATCAAACTCTGCCTTAGCCTGCTTTGCTTTATCACTAGCAGCAGCCTTCTCTTCCGCAGTGCCAGCATTCATGGCTTCAGTTGCTTCCATTTCTGCGGCGTACATTGCTTCAGCAGCCTCAGCCCTTTGTTGCCTAGCAGACTCCAACTCTTTTCTATCAGTTGCAATCTGCTCATCATCAAACTTAGTTCTTTCACCTAAAGTTTCTCTAATATCTTCCTTGATAGCATCTGGAACTATTGGATCATCTAATTGCTGACGCAATGTTTCTACATCACTATCAGTCAACGTGGCGGCTCTTGCTTTTTTGGCTTCTGTCAAATCAGAATCTTGTGCCCTTATCTCTTCACGAATTCTTGCTTCATCAGAATCAGCCAAATCAAATGGATCAAGACCCTGATTAACTGCCTCATTACGAATACGATCTTGCAGCATAGCATCCTGCTCAAGCGCCCTAGCCTGCTTAACCTGTTCTCTCTTATCAAAATATCCAGTATTTTTAGCATCAGCCTCAGCCTCAGCAATAATACTTTGCATAGCAGAATCACTAATTAAACTAGTGTCTGTGCCCTCTACCTGATCCAACAGTATTTGCTTTTGACTACGAGTTAACTCTTCATTATTCCCAATAGCAGCCTTCTGTCTTTCAACCTCAAGAGCCTTTTCTATCTGATTTTGCTTTGCTTGTACCCGAGCACGATCAGTGTCACCAGCAACATCTCTATAAGGATTCGCTTCTGCGGCCTCTATATTTGCATTTGCTTCTGCGGCAGCAGCATCAATATCTGCCAACCTACGCTGCTCTTCATCAGCAGTAATCCTATCATTAATGAAATCATCTCTAACCTGCCGTCTTTCATCCTCAACATCTCTTACTAAAGCACTCTTCCTTCGTTCATAATCACTCTGAGTTTTTTTAGACTCAACAGGCTCTTCAGCAACAGTGGCTTGAGTTTGTTGAGCATCAGCAGCATCAGCAGCATCAGTAGCAGCATCAGCAGCATCCTCAACAACAGTGGCTTGAGTTTGTTGAGCATCAGCAACAACAGTAGCAGCATCCTGCGTCTGCTGTTTTGTTGCCTCTAATTTTTCTGCAAGAGCCTGTTGAGCAGCCGAATTTTTATTTCTTGCTGCCTGATCCCTTGACTGCTGACCACGCTTACCACCAGGATTATCCTCTTTCCTGTTGTCTTCATTTACGCTAACTGCACCCAGCGCAGTCCTATCGTTTGCAGTTGTTATCTCAGCAGCAGTTGAATCAAGTGCATCTAAATCATCAGCAAAACTACCCGCCACATCTGGGTCCATATCTCTAGCGGTTTCTTGAAGAAAATCCTTTTGTTGAATAGCATCAAGTACAGTATCCGACTCACGAACTCGCCTAGCAGCCTCATCATATATCGCGCCAGTAGCAGCCAAATTCTTCTGACCCCTTTCGGTTTCAGAAAAAGCAAGCAAACCTTCGGCAGTAAGAACATCTCTCTCAGCAGGAGATAAACCACGCACACCCGGTTGAGTATATTTATTATCTTCTAGGTCAGGAAGAGCCTCTAGACGTTGCTCAGGAGTCATGCTTGCCCATTCCAAGCCTAGACGCTTAGAAGCCATACTGGTTTGAGTTGATGAAGAAGACCACTGATCTGCCAACTGCTCTGGACTCATTCTGCCCAACGCGCCGCCCTGCAAATTTCCTTCACCCTCTTGTAAGTGGAACAGCGAACTAAGAACTCTTGGGGAGTTTTCTCCAAAAATAAAGTCATCTGCGGCTGTCTTAGAAATCCAATCCGCAGTATCCATTCCACCCATTCTTGCAGGGATGGTGGAATCTGGCTGGGCTTGTGCCTCTTTGATTGCGGCTTTAAGTGCATTTTTATTTATTCTTCGCTTACCGCTACTATCAGCCTGGTTAAAGTTAGATTCATCGCCTGACAAACCAGTCACAACATCGTTTAACTCAGCAACAGCACCAGAACCACCACCAAAATGACCCATGTGCTGCCCCTCAGGATTATATTTGGCAGGCTTAGCAGGCTCAACTTTAACAGGATCAGCACCAGTTCCAGCAGGACCAGCAGGGGCAGGAGCAGTAGGGGCAGGTGTAGCCTCTGTAGTAGTTGGAGGTGGCGCAGGTGCGGGTGCTACTGGCGCAGGCTCAGGTGTAGCAGGGGCAGCAGGTGGAGTTGGACCAGACTTAGGAACAGTGTCAGGTGCAGGAGCAGGAACAGGAAGCCCACCAGTACCACCCATCATGTTTGCGCCAGCCAAACTAGCAGCAATACTAGCAGCAGCAGTAGCAGCAGCAGGAGCAGTAGACGCAGTTAAAGTTCTTTGTAGTTGATCTATTTTACTAGCAACTTGACTAGGCGTGTCAATTGGAGAAGACGCCCCTGGCTTACCTGTTGTTAATGGGATAACAGAAGATTGTGGTACTACTAGACCACCGGGCAGAGTGACACCTGTTCCTCTAGGGTTTCTACCTTGTGGGGCAACAGGAACAACTGGAATAGGTTTTGGAGTTCCACCACCAGTACCTCTACCGCCAGAAACAACAGTTCCAGGCACTAAAGTTCGTCCTTGTCCACCACCAGGGCCAACAGGAACAATAGGGAGAACAGGTCGTCCAGCAGGGCCAGCACCACCACCGCCACCACCACGAGGGGGCATTGCTCTGCTAACACCAGCCAAGCCACGCAAAGCAGTAGTCAACGCAGTAACAGCAGCAGTTTCCCTTTGGAAACTAGTTGTTGCTAACCCTGCTGCTGTTGCTAAATCTCTTTGTGCTGCGGAAGTTGCTAATGATTCAGTTGTAGCATATCTTGTTCCTTTAATAAAGTCTTTGAATCCGAAGAACGCTGCTCTTAATGAACCTATTAGGTTTAAAAATACACCGGCCAACATTTTGCCCACAGCAAATAAACCTAATGCACCCGCAGTTGCCAAGGTAAACCATGTTGCCGTATCGTTACTTAAAAACTTTTCAAGGAAAGGATTAATCTTTTCAAAGATAGCAGCAATAGATGTTGCAATCTTTTCACCTAAAGGAACAACAGCAAGTTTAAACTTTTCAAAACCTGCCATCATTTTTGTTAGAGGGCTTTCAGCAATTTGCGACAACTCGCCCTCAGATATTTTAGCAAGTTTGGCTGCACTCATCTTATCTAACTTTTCAATTTGATCTAGTTGAGTGTCACCACCCTTACGCAAAGTTTCTAAACTCTTAAACAATGCAACAGCACGAGCGAACTGATACTTACCAAAAGCCTGAGTCAAAAAACGCTGCCTATCGCCACGACCCAAATTTTTCATCTGTACGTCTAATTCTTTAAACGCACCAATAAGGTTACCTTGATTTAATGACTTGGCTACCCCACCATAATTGATACCCAGGTCTTTCATCATGTCTTTGGTTTGCTGTGTTGGCTTAACCATAGACGAAAGCATAGACTTCAAAGAGTTAGAAGCATGTTCAGCCTTAACACCACCCTCACGCAAACCAACCATCAAGAATGAAAGGTCTTCAACCTCACCATTAAAACCCTTGATGACTGATGCTGCACGAGGGAAAGCAATAGCCATATCTTCCATAGACAAAATAGTTTGGTTTTCAGCCGCGTTCAAAAAGTCTGTAGTCTTAGCCATATCTTTCGCTTTAATATCGAAAGCAGTCTGCACAGCAATAGTGGCTTCTAGTGCAGTGCTGTAATCCATTTGACCCAATGTTGCTAGACGTAATGTTTCTCTAGTAACATCTAGCATGTCCTGGCCTTGATACCCTACCGCCGCAACACGAGAAGCAACCTCAACAGTATCCGCTGCCGCCACATTATAAGTGGTCATATCCTTAGCAAGACCATTAACAACCTCACCCAGCATCCTAGACTTTTCAGCAGACGAAGTGGTAAGATCACCATAAACACGCTTAAAAGCAATAGACTGCTCTTCAATATCTTTAAAAGCAGAAACAGCACCAGCAGCAGCCAAGCCAAACGGAACACCAAAACCTACAACCATCTGACGGCCAGCCCACTGCATATTCTTACCAGCATTAATTGTGTTCTGTGCCAACAACTTTTGCTTCTGAGACATGATCTGAGCAGTCTGAGCAGCGACAGTAGCCTTTTGTGCATAACGGCCTGTGCCTGCACTTAGTTCATTAACAGCCCTTGCCGAAGTCATAATTTCATTAGGTACGGATCGCATCACGCGCTGTGTGCCGTCAACAGACTGACCTAAAGCAGCATACCTAGTTTGTAAAGTACGGACACGTTCAGCAGCCATAGCCTGAACTACAGCAGAACCCCTGGTCATCTTTTTAAGATCAGCATTAGAGGCACTGCCCTTATCAAGAGCCTGTTGTAAACGACCAACCTCAGTGGTCATATTCCTTACGCCAGAAGTCCAGCCAGCGTTATTTAAAGCACCTAGGGCAGCGGGAACTGCTGACATTGCTCTTTGTGCTTGAGCACCAGAAGCACCAGCAGCAGCCATTGTTGCTGACAAACCCTTTAACTGTGCTTGTACTTGTTTTAGTCCAGCAGTTGCCGCTTTTGTGTTTGCTATTACGTTAATATTAACGCCAGCATTTACATAACTCACCAGCCATCACCTCTGGCTTTAGAGTATTGAATGTCAGATTTGGGGCTTGCTCCTACTTGCATACCTGCTTTTGCGCCGTTAATGCCTTGTAGAGAAGCAATGTCTCTAGCGTCTTTGGCTATACCGCCAGAAAAGACGCGAGCCTTCATATCTTCCCAAGGATTACCTGAACCACTTTCACCAGAACTGGAACGACTGCCGCCTGCTTCATCAAGATCAACACCTTTTAATGCTGCAAAGAATTTTCTCTCTTGGTGAACATTATCTCTGTTGGCCTCAATTACTGCTGTAAGTTCGTCCATAGATAGCGATTCCTCCAACTCGGCAAAATCTTTCCAAATGCCTAAAAGAAACGCTTCTGCCTCTAGTGCGGCTAGGTCCAAATCTTTCCACCCTGGACCGTCACCGCCTACTGGTTTGGGTCATCATCGTTCAGTTTAATTCCTGACCCAACCTCAATGATTTTATAGGCAGTGGGAAGATCAATTTCGTCTTCCAACGCTTCACGATCTTCTGACAGTTCTGGTGCATACTGACGCATAGCAATCTGGACACAATCAATAATAACGTCCAAAGACTTTGCACTATCATCAGCAACGCCCCCAAGGTCTTCAAACTTAGTCATAAAGTCACGAAGGACTGCAATCTTTAAAGGACGCAGACTCAATTCTTTTCCACTATAAAGAGAAACCTTTTCTGTCTCGTAAACCTTAGTAGCCATTTTAAACTCCTTTTATAAATGCTCTTTACTATTATACCACATGAGAAAGCCCCCTGCTTTTACACAGGGGGCCAACTCACATATTAAATTGTATTGGTGAACCTATTAAGGTGTTACAGTGTTACCGCAAGCATCAACTTCACCTGTTGCAGCATCTGGTCGCCAGTCACGATCAACGATCTTACCGTATGAACCAGTAACATCTTCAGGTAGCAAACGGAAGGTAACGTCAAACTTTGTCTCTTCGTCACGCTTAATTGAAACAGTTACAGTTTCAATTGAAAGCGCACGATAAGCAATGTAAATACGCTCTTCGGTATCGCCACACTCACCAATGCCAGGACCAACAGCAACAAGACCACGCTCCACAGGGCACTCGCCCAATTCACCAGACGCAAGGTCTAATGAAGCAGTAGCATCATCCCACCTGGAATCAAAGTTATGTGGACGACCACCAGCGGGGTTAGGATCATTGTCCCCAGCAGCAGTCTGTCCAGTCGCCAACTCTTCTTCCCATAGATCATTCTTACCGCCAGCAATAGCGTACAATAGGTTTTCCAAAGTTGCTTCAGCAAAAGCAGTCTTTAGCATAACCTTCATACCTTGCTTGTATAGTTTCACGGTGTCAAGAACCTGATCAACCTGTACTTCACCGAAGTCAGGCTCAAACATGATCTCGATACCTTCACTAGTGTATCCTACGTTACGGTAAGGGTTTTCACGGCAAGCATCACCTTCTTCGGTGTAGGTGCAATCATCGCTCTGATCGACACCACATGTACCACAGCCGCTGTCTGCCTCGTCCCGATCAACGTGATCTTGTACGGGCAAATACGGGCAAGAAAGAGTGTTCTTGTAAGAAATTGCTGACACAGGGTCAGGCAACTTGTTTGCAACCATGTAGTCATACTCTTCCTGGGTACAAATACCTGCTCGACCGCCTTCACACTCTTTACCGAGGTAAGGGATTGGGCCGTTCTCGTTTACGAACAGTGCTGCTGCACCAACGAGAACGTTTTTAGAATTTCCACGAATATAAGCCATATTATTTTTTTCAACTCCTTTACTATAAAGTTTGGCGTGTTTCCTCAACCTCTATTATAACATCGTTTTAGTCACAACAGTCTTCTTGTACTCCTGGCCATGTCCAGGGTTGGCTAGGAATAGCGTTGTTTGCTGCTTTATCGTATCTGTAGTCTGCTTCTACAATTAGTGACGTTGTATAGTATTGTCTTACCTGCAAATCAATTCTTTGATCTCGGGCTTCGTCAATAATAAATCCTCTTAGTTTTGTGTAAAATATTGATGTTGGTTGATCATAGTTTTCTCTGCAAATGAATTCGTTACAGTCTTGTGCTGCGTCATCTCCACGATCAACAATGTGTTGCATTGCTGTTGACCATACTACGTTATCTGTTGCTTGTCCACGAATATAGTAAACGAACTGTGCTCTGTGGATATATGGTAAAGGTCGTCCATTTACTTTGAATAGTTGGTCATATACTACATATGGTTTTTCTCCCCAGGTTGAATCTCCACCCCGCGAATCTGCGAGAGGAAAAAACGGCATTATTTCTTTTCCACTATCAAGAGTGTATTGGCCTGAAAGACTAGGATCAATAAGGCACATCTGCCCCCAAATATATTTATTAATTCCTAAAACTGGTGGAGGAAACATTCTATATAGTGCAGTTGACATTAGCCTACACCCGCAATACCAATTTTAGGAGAACTAATATATTTCACACCGGCAGCCCTACCTGCACCAAATCCGCCACCCGTTGCTCCGGCAGCCCAGCCAGCAACAAACTCGTCAGCAGTCTCTAGTTGTTTCATAATGTCAAACAAAAATGATTGCCTTAAATAAGTTCCAAAGAATACTTGTGAATATCTTTGAAAAGTTCCAGCAACACCAGGCCAAGAAACGTTGACAGAACCGCGCACAAAAACTTGTTCTCCACCAAAATTAAATGCTAACGCTTCTGCTGACTGTGGACTAATAGTTACAGTCTCTCCTGCCTCCATAACAAAAGCCTTCTTTCCAAACACCTCAGTTGAAGTAGGAGCAACAGTGTTAGAAACTTTTAAATCACCTGAAAATAAAACACTATTTCCAGAAACAACAAAGTCATAGTCAAACAGTCTGCCACCAGCACTGCCTGTCTGCCCCCACTCATAAATATGATGAAGATGATTGGCAGCAGCCATTTTGTCCATAAAAATACCCGCCGCCTCAACAGCAGTAACACCAATCTTGGTTAGCAAAATGTCTAGTCCATCTTTAGCACCAACACCAAAACCTTCGGTATAGGCAGCACCATTCCTTAAAACAGCCTCAGCCATAGCAGTATTAGCAGTAGCAGTAATCATTAGTCTAACAACTCCTGATGCATACTGCGAGAAACAACAACCTTAAAGTAGTCATTGCCTTCAAAACCATTGTGAGGCAATACACCTGAAACTTCATACAAGGTTGGCTGCCCCTTACGGGTTCCGCCAGATTCGTAGTAAATGTTTTTGTATCCACGATCATAAGAACTATAGTATCCGATGTGCGAAATTAAAATGTCTGTCATAGAGTGCAGACCACCAAATCTGTCAACACGAACATCGTCTAAAGTTTGCAAAGCCAACATGTCCTCAACAATAATAATCTGATTAGGAGTGACCTGCTGATCTTTATAGTTAGTAGTCTGACTAACATTAGAGTAAAAGATATGATCAGGAAACCATTTCTTTTTAATATGACCAAAATCATCTTGATCGTGAGCAGCATACCAAACAACAGCAAACATAGGATAAAGAGTTGATTCAAAGCCAGGAAAGTCAGGGAAAGGTGGCCAAGTAATACCACCACCGCCGCCGCTATTATCGGGGTCATCAGACTCTTCGGGACGGCCAGTGCCATCACACGCCCAATCAGGCCACCACGGGGGGCAGTTATCAGGATCAGGAGGATCAATAATGTCAGGGGGAGGCGGCTTCCAGTCTGGACATAGTTCATCATCTACACCAGAACCAGGCAAAAAGCAGCCTTCTAAAAGTTCATGGCGTGGCATTACCTGTCCACCACGCTTCATACGCATCCTAGGCATAACTACAACACCCTTACGTTACTATACAGTTGGTCACCAAAATATCTCATTAGGGTTTGGTCAACAATTCTATTTCCAGTTCCATCCAAACGCATAGTGTTAAAAGTAATTTTAAAGTCTTTGGTTTCATATTTATCAACATACTGTGACCAATAGTTAGGCGCACCACAAATCATATCGTTAATAATTAGTGCAGTACAATCCTGAATATCTTGAGGAACCATAGGCCAACCACACTCTAACCAAGCAGTATAGTTGTAACCATTTTTAAACTCAGCACCTCTACCGCCCAAAGCAAGACCATAGTTATATCCATACTGGTAAGAATCAGAACTTCGGCCTGGAATGCTATGGCGAGGAAGCCTACGATCAAGACGATTATGATGATAGCCATGAGGATACCAAGGAACGATAGAGTTTTTGTCAGAGTTTAACTTATAATACTTTTCATTAGTCTTACAATCTTTAAGATATACCGTCCGATTATTCTCATCCAAACGTAACAACTTGTTAGCACGATCACCAACACTCAAACGATCAGTACCCAAGCCCTGCAAATCAATAACCTGTAACCGATAATAGAACCCACCAGTATAAGTGCCAAGACCAACAATGTTGTCAATCATCAAACGGGCAAGACGCTCAGCATTAATATACCGAGCAACTTGATCCTCACTAGGAGACAATTGCTCAATATCAATATATGGGCGGTAGATACGAAGATTCTCAGTAAACAACAAATCGTCCTCAGGATGCTCTAAAAACATGCCAGTGTAACACTGCTCAAAAGTCTCATAATCCCATACCCCCTCAGAATTATCATAAACACTAACAGTGTACTCACGATCATAGCGAGAGAACTGATGAGGTAAAGTCAACTCAATAACTCCACCACCGTCTGCCTCAGTACAAAAAAAGTTTTCCTTCTCCAACGCAAGAGTATCATCCTTAGAAAAATAGCAAGGCTGCAACACTTCATTCTTATCAGAATAAATAGCAATAGCAACTGGCAAACCTGGCTGAAAACCAGTCAACTCTAACTCAAGAGGATTAGGAGGCAAACGCAAAAGTTCCATTATACACTCGCTAACTCATCGTAATTAGTAACTTGATTCCAAGCATTACTGTTGTAACAGCAATTACTTGAAGAATTGACAAACCAACTCTTTAAAACATTATAGTTCTTTAAACCAACAATAGGTGGATCAGGATTAATTGGTGGCTTAATAATAACAGGTGGCTTTGGCTTTACCCCGCCCAACCAATCATTAGGCTTGATAGGAAACAAATAAATCCTGTTAGCACTAGACCAGTTTGCCACCTCAGTATCAGGCTTAACAACATACTCTTTAGCCTTGTAATTAACGTGAATGTGACTGTGACGACTCACTTCTTAACGCCATAGTGACGCGCAACTTCTTCAGGCGAAGCAAGACGCACAAAAGGATAGCGCATCAACTTATTGGCTACCTCCCTTGTAACAAAATTATAACCAGATGGAAACTTACCAGCCTTTGAAGAAACACTGTTGCCTAAAAACAAAGCAATCTTATTGTTAACATTTGCAGGACGTTTAGGAGCAGGGCCAGTAGGAACACTATGACCAGCACCCTTAGACACCATAGCATTATTACCATCATAAACCATGTTAGGATTAGACTTGCTCTTCTGACCCTTTTGTTCTTTAGGATCATAAGTAATAACATTTTCTTCTGGTGCTGGTTCTTCAGCCTCAACAGGCTTACGAATCAGAATACCTTTAGCATCCAATTGTGCATCACGCTCAAGAGCATCAACAACATCAGCCTTCTTCAGACCATTAACATTGATGCCCTTATCAGCAGCAATCTCCTTTAACTCTTTCAAACTTTTATTCTTCAAAGACATTTTTCCTCCAACTAGTCTCTCAACCATTATACCACGAAAACACATGAGGGGCAGCCCCAAACGAGGCTGCCCCAACATGTATTAACAGATACTACGGCAGTAGTCCGTCTGAATCATCACCTGAATCATCAGATGATGCGTCATCACAAACGGCTGCACCAGCAATACGCTCAGCAGTATCACAGTCCCAGTAAGGCTCAGGAATCTGTGGGTAGTAGATGCCATCAAATGAACCATCTGATGAATCATCACTAGCAGTAGCGTAAGCAACTGCGTCCAACTCTTCCCAGGCAATACCAAAACGAACAAACACAGTGTACTCAATGGTATCCTTCTTAGGCTGGTACTCCCGGTTGACAGTAATGTTGCGCTGGAAACCCCACACACGGTTGGCGGGGAATGTCAGTTCAACATGATTGTCGGGGAAGTAAGGAACCTCAAGAACAGGAATACCGAGAACACGAGTCTGCCTAGCAGGTCCAATGGTCTGATCATTTCCATCTAGGTAGGTGTTACGAGATTCGTAAGTCCAGATGTTTTGATCGTAAGTTCCAAATGGGCCGGTTCCGTTACTCTGAACAATATTGTTGAAAGTGTCGGTACTAGCGTAGAACTTTAGACCAGATCGAACTGCACGGTACTTGCGTGGCAATGCATTGATGACATTCTGTAGAATCTCAGGTGACCAAATGATAAGGCCATCATCACCGGGAACAGGCCCCTCAACAAAGTGAGCAGCCTGATCTCCTAGATTGGCGCTGTTACGAGCACCATTCACGGTCTGAGTACAGAAACCATCAAGAATGCTCAGGAAAGCAACATCATTATCAGTAGCAACTCCACCATTACCTAGTGGGTCACCTACCTGAATGTTGCGATCACCGTTGATAGCCAAATCTTCTAGATCATTACCAAAAGCATTGGTCATCAAACGCACCAGATGGTCCTCAAGAGCAGCACCCTCGATGTTATCTTCAAGTGCTTCAGTTGAAACCTCCCAGTCAAGACGAATCTTGGTGGTTACCAGTTCAATCTTAGTGAACTTTGCAGCAGCGTTCTCGTAAATAGCAAGTGCCTGCTTCGCACCACGAATTACGCGCTCACCTACGTTGACTTTATCAATCTCCATAGTGTTTGCACGCATGTTGATACGACGGCCATCCTTAGCCAGTACAGTAGCGTCCCAAACGTAATCAATAAAACGATTAGCCTGTTCTGGGTTTAGTTGCCCTCCTAGGTTTCCGGTTGGGTTTACTGCGTTTGGCCCTGAAGTGCTTCCTTCCGCGAAAGGGGCAAGCCCAATGCCTGCGTCAGTAGCTGCGAATGGACCTACACCTGGGTAGCCTGGATCAGTTACACCTCCCCAGCCACCAGATACGGTAGCACCGCCTGAGTCAGCAACAACTCCACTTTCTCCTTCTTTTACAAGACGAGTAGAATCTGCCTTCTCAATAGTATTTTCT